GAATTTTGACCGCTTAGAAATAGGCGGTTTTTTTATTTTCAATTATTTTTAATAAAAGTATTGTTTATTAATAAAATATACTTATTTTTGTGAACACTTTAAAACAAACACAATGAGCGGAACAATCGTTTACCTATTAATTATCTACTCAATAGTAGCAACTATTAAAATTTTAACCCTTAAAACAAAATGAAAAACACCAGAAACGCAGGACGCAAAAAAGTAACAGATGGAACAAAGCTAATTGTTACAGTTCCAAAATTCAACAAAGCAAAAATAATCGAGTTAATTAAACCTTTAATTGTTTACGACAAATGACAAACGAACAAAAATTATTAGCAGTCGTTGCACTTTTACCCGTAATGGCGGATTTATTAGAAGACGTAAAGATATTCAGAATGGCAAAGAAACACGGTAACGCATTTATTGACGAAGTTAGAAAGGTCGATAACACGATAATTAAAGACGCAGAACTTGAAGCGCAAAGTCAACAAGTAAATATTCAAAGAGCATTTATTCAATGGCTTAAAACTGAATTTGTAGCGCAATGAAAAACGAACACAGATTTCCGTATAACTGGACTTTGAAAGATGCAGTTTTTACAAAAGATAAAGGCAAAGTATTTAGTTGTTTTGCTTGTGGTGGTGGCTCAACAATGGGCTATAAATTAGCAGGTTTTGATGTTATAGGACACAACGATATTGATAAAAAAATGATTGAAGTCTATAAAGAAAATCACAATCCTAAATTTAGTTTTTTAGAATCAATTACAACTTTTGCAAAGAGAAAAGATTTACCACAAGAATTATACAACTTAGATATTTTAGATGGTTCGCCGCCTTGCAGTAGTTTTTCAATGGCTGGAAATCGTGAAAAAGATTGGGGAAAAGAAAAGGTATTTAGAGAAGGACAAGCGGAACAAGTTTTAGATACTTTGTTTTTTGATTTTATCGATTTGGCAAAAGAATTACAACCAAAAATTGTAGTTGCTGAAAACGTTAAAGGTTTACTTTTAGGAGACGCTAAACAATATGTAATTAAAATTTATGAAGCATTTGACAAAGCAGGTTACTATTGTCAATACTTTTTGCTTGATGCTTCAAAAATGGGTGTGCCACAACGTAGAGAAAGAGTATTTTTTATTTGTTTACGTAAAGATTTAGCTGGTCAATTTTTATATCAAGCTGATATGTTTACTGAACTACCTAAAATAGATATAGAGTTTAACGAACCAAAAATATATTTTGGAGAATATAGAAGTAAAGTAGGTAATTCGGAAAAGTTAACAGAAAGACAGAAAAGATTGCTTAGTTTAAGACTACCAAATGAAAATAGTTTTGGTGAAATAAGTCAAAGAATAGATAATAAAATAAGTGGATTTACTGATATGATTGTTGATGACAATATTGTATCTGGTACAATTATAGCAAATGGAAAAAACTTCAGAAGTTTTGATAATTGTTGGTTTACTGATAATGATTATATATATACTGGATCTTATCCAATAGATTATAATTTTTTAAATAATAGACCTCAGTATTTAATAGGAATGTCAGTTCCTCCAGTAATGACTGCACAAATAGCAAGTAATATTTATGAACAATGGTTGAGTAAAATAAATAAGTAATCAATAAAAACAAATATATGTTTAAAATTAACGGAACGCTCAAGGTAGCAAACCAAACACAAGTAATTAGCGAGAAATTCTCAAAGAGGGAATTCGTAATCGAAACAAAAGACCAATATCCGCAGTTAGTAATGTTTCAACTAACGCAAGACAAATGCGATTATTTGGACGTGTACCAATTAGGAAACCAAGTAGAAGTTAGCTTTAATTTAAGAGGTCGCGAATGGACGTCCCCTGCAGGCGAAGTAAGGTATTTCAATACGTTAGAAGCGTGGCGACTTGAACGCATAGATGGTAACGGAGAAAGTATTCAGGACAAAGCACGCATTGACCAAATTGAAGATGACGGCGACGGGCTTCCATTTTAACCACTTATAAACCTATACAACCGTTCATCACATAACCAAGCGATGAACGGTTATTTAACTTTAAATTTGTAAAAAACACAATTATGGAAAAGAAAAACATTTATCAAAAGCTTTACGAAGCAAAACAAGAAATCGGAAAAGTAGCAAAGAATGCTAAAAACCCGCATTTTAAAAACACTTATGCCGATTTAAACGCTTTAATCGATGCGGTTGAACCGATACTACTTGAAAAGGGTTTATTGCTTTTACAACCGATTAAAGACGGCAAGGTATTCACCGTAATAACAAACGTTGAAGATGCTACATTTGTAGAAAGCTACATTGATTTAACTCCAGGACTTACAGCCCAAGCACTCGGTAGTCAAATTACCTATTTTCGTCGTTACACTTTGTCACTTTTAACTTTGCAAGCAATCGACGACGACGGGCAACACGCTTCGCAACCTGTTAAAGTGCAAAAGATTGAATGCGACGCGCCAACGTTCGAAACTATTAAGCAAGCTATTTTAGACGGTAAAAGAACCATTGAACAAGCTAAGGAAAAGTTTATATTTACAGGAACTCAGAACATTGAACTTTTAAATCTTAAGAAATGAATTTAGCAGATATCGAAAGTTACTGGAATAAGCGAGGACATTTTAACATTGAATTATATTTGAATTATTTACGAGCTAAAAACAAACAATAAATATGGAACATTTAGAACAGGTCGATATTGACCAACAAGCAAAACAGCACGATTACGAAACCGCACAGCCGAAGAACGTTATCGAGAAAACAACGCAAGGTATTAACGCAATAGTTGAAGCCGTTGAAAATGGAGTAGTAAACCCCTTAGATGCGTTTGCTTCATTTAACAAACTTGAAAAACTATTTAAGGAAGCAAAAGTTAAGATTGATGAAATGGCACGTGACGAAGCGGAAAAATACACGGCGAAAACTTTTACTTTCGGAAACGTAGAATTTACACGTAAAGACGGAGCAAAGAAATTAAACTATTCAGAAGATTTGGTTTACACTAACTTACAAGCTAATTTAAAAGCACGCGAGGAACTTTTAAAGGTTGCGCAGAAACAAACAATGCTATTCGATAACGAGGGCGTTGAAGTTCCGAAAGTATCAATTAGCTATAATAAAGATAGTTTGATGGTTAAATTCAGGTAACACGATTTGAATTAATTTAACCCCTGCAAATAGTTGTAGGGGTTTTTTTATGCGTTATTTTCGCAACATTCAACTAAAATAGTAAAACTATAAAAGTTTAGAAAAGTTTTTAAGAGCAAACTTTTCCTATATTTAGTATTGATGTTCAATGAGTTACAGCGAAAAGTAAAAGTTTTGAGTGAAAACCCAACTCTTTATAATATAACGGAATGTTCGGCAAAATATTTTTTTAAAATTCGATGCAAACTTTTACTTTTTGTAGTTAAGTAATTGATTAACAATATTTTAGATAGTAAAAGTTTGTAAAATGAAGTTTTCCTATTGGTTTGTAAGTTCTTAAATATCAAATAGTTAAGTAGTAAAACTTTTTTATTAAAACTTTTTTAAACTTTTCCTATGTTTATATTAAAAATTGTTTTTATATTTGTGGACGTTAATGTTGATAGTTCGGTTTATCAGCAAAGAGTAACAGAAAGTATTCTTGAAAGCTCATTAATTAAGTAGTGCCCGAACCACGAAAGATTAATGGGCTTTTATCTTTTAAAATTGTTCGGGAATGATTAAAATTAAGATTACAGAAATTGAAGTAAACGGCGAAGAGTTTACAAATGAAGTAAAGCAACTTTGTAGTGATTTACACAAATATTTAGATATTCATTATTTATATAAAGAAAGATTTAATGAGCATTTTAAAACTAAATTAAACGATTTAGAATTTGCAAAATTAATGGCTAATAATTTATTTTTAATTGAAAATATAAGTAATGCAATAGGAGTAAGAGTTAATATTGAAAAACTATTAAACCTTAACTTATGAATAAACAAATAGAGTTTTGGAGTTTTACTGAAAAAGGAGTTCCATCGTTAAACAATAAGTTATTTAAACAATTTCTTTCAGATAATAATTTTTATAAATATAAACCAACAAAAGATGCTTCAAGTTCATTTGTTATAATTCAAAAGAACGGTATATTTTTAGAAATTATAAACGAAGTTGATGTAAAGGATTTCGTTTTAGATTACATTGAAAATAATAATATTGAAGATAGGGTTTTTAATCTTATGTCTGGTAACTTAAAGTTTTTTAAACGTGAATTTTTATCAATGATAAATAGTATTGATATTGAAATATTCAAAGACGACCGAGATACAAGCTATTTGTTTTATAAAAATTGTATTGTAAAAACTACAAAAGATAAACGTGAATTAATTGAATACAACGATGTAAGTATTTCAATATGGAAAGACCAAATTATTAAACGTGATTATACCGAATGCGACCACCATAAATCGCAGTATCGTGAATTTATTTGGAAAATTAGCGGTGAAGATGTAAACAGATATAATACGTTTCAATCTATTATAGGTTACTTAATTCACTCGTATAAATCAAAAACAGATAACTTTGCAATAGTTTTAAACGATGAAATGATTTCAGATGAACCAAACGGTAGGAGCGGTAAAGGTTTATTTTGGAATGCTTTAAAGAACCTTAAGAAAGTTCAATCTATTGACGGAAAAACGTTTAGCTTTGGAAAATCTTTTCCTTATCAAAGTGTTTCAACGGATTGCCAAGTTTTAGTTTTTGACGATATTATAAGAAACTTTCCATTTGAAAAACTATTTAGCGTAATTACGGAGGGTTTAACAATTGAATACAAAGGTAAAGATGCAATTCATTTACCAATTGAAGAAAGCCCAAAGATTTTAATTACTACAAATTACACTGTAAAGGGCGATTCAGGTTCACACGAAGCACGAAAGTTTGAAGTTGAACTAAGTACTTTCTTTAATGCAAATAACACACCTAAAGACTATTTTAAGAATGAATTATTTAACGATTGGGACGCTCAAGAATGGGCGCGATTTGATAATTATATGATTGAATGCGTAAAGAAATATTTAACAAGTGGTTTGGTGAAATCAGCACCTAAGAATTTAGGAATTAGAAAGCTAAAAGATAAAATTGGAAATGAATTATTTACATTTGTTGAAACAATTACCAAAAACGATTGGGTTTCAATTAAAGATATTTATGATAAATTTATGATTTCTTATCCAGAATTAAAAAAGTTTGGATATACTCAAAACCGTTTAACAATTAATTTAAAAGCTTATTTGCAATTTTATAATATTCCATTTGAAGAAAGAACGTCAAGTGGAGTTTTGAAATTCTTTATTGTAGAAAAAACAAAGAAAGTTGAAATTTGGGACGAACTAAATAAAAAAGCAGGAATATGATTTCAGTAAAACAGATTTTAGAAGAAACGCACGAAATAGAAAAAGCGTGGCGAAAACTTGATATGAGTTGGATAATGGAAACGCAATATAAACATAGTGGTTATTTCCTTAACGATATTATTATAGAAGTTGAACGTAATTTAATAACGAAGCAAAAGGAAGATTTACCTAACGTTAAAACAATTCAGAAATTTGAGAAAACATTAAACCGTTTACTTTTAATTCAGGAATATTTTAATAAATCGCAAAGTTATATTCGTGATTTGGAGTTACAAAACGAGCAAATGAAACAGAAGTTTGAAGCGTATAAAATAAATATCAAATGACTTATAAACTAATTTACGCTAACTTTCAAGTTTGGTATTTTCCGAGCCGTCAATTAGCACTTTGGAAAAAGAAACAACTAATTGCAACTGGTAATTATTCACGTGAATTTAAAATAGAAACGATATGACAGACAATTTAACATTTGAACTAAGTTTAGATAAATACGAAGAGTTCTGTATTAAGTTTAAACACTTCGATAAAAGCAATTTATTAACCCAAAGATGTTTAAAAAAGTTTATTCAACAAGCAGAAGAAAAAGGATTACTTTTAGTAAAGTTAAGCGGTTATTTAGACGATAACGAAAGTTTTGCAGATTACGAAATACAAATACAACAATGAAACCATACACCCTTAAACAATTTATTGATTACGTACATTTAATTGACTGTTTAAATACAACTATGCCAGCGTCAAAAGTTACTTTTAAAAAGTACGACTTAGATAAAAAACGTATTGTTAAAAAACGATTAGTTGAGGTTCGGCAAACGGAAAACGGTATTCCTTACGAATTTGTTATTCAGAAAAAAGAAACTAAAAAAATTCCAAACGCAAACACCAACGAAATAACAAATCTAATCGTAGATTATTTGCGTTACGTTTATAACAGTAAATCAATACGCAGGATTTCAAGCGAAGGGAAATATCGCAAAGGAATTGGATTTATTCCAAGTTCAAATAAAGGGCTTTCAGACGTCGAGGGAATTGTTAACGGAAAGTTTTTATCTTTGGAAGTAAAAATTGGAAAAGACCAAATTAGAGAATCACAATTAAAAAGAAAAACAGAAATAGAAAACGACGGTGGAATTTACTACCTTTGTAAATGGATAGACTTTGAAACGTTCCAAACTGAAATACAAAACTTAATACCAATAGAATGAAAAAACCACACCCAACAAGAATATTCAAAACACCCGAAGAACTTTTAAATGCGTGGATTGAATACAAAGAACACGTTAAACAAGAATCTTTTAAGTGGGTTAAAGTTCACTTTGTAGGTAAAGACGGAGAACGAGTTGAAGAACCGCAAAAAGTACCTTACACTAAAGAGGGGTTTGAGATATTTTGCTATAATAATTATGGTTGCGTAGGTCAATATTTTGATAATAAAGATAAATTATACAATGATTTCGTTGCTATCTGTTCGCATATAAAACAAGAAATCCGTCAAGACCAAATAACTGGCGGTTTATTAGGGTTTTACAATCCAAGCATAACACAACGATTAAACGGATTGAAAGAATCAACAGAAACAACGATTATAGAACAACCTTTATTTCCCGAAGAATAAATGGAATGGTTAGGCGAAATAGCTAAACACCATAAAGATTACGTCCGAACGATTAACAAGTTTGGCGAGTATTTTTACGCTGAAGATTTGGTACAAGAAATGTACTTGCGATTAGACCGAAACAAGCGACCTGAAGACATAATCGTTGACGGAAAAATAAACCAATACTTTATTCACTTAACCCTTAAATCTATATTCTTAAATTTTATAAAAGCAAAAAAGCAAATATCTAAGATAAATAATTTACCTTTGGAAATTGCAGACGTTGATAATAGCGAATTTTACGAAGCACAAAATAGATTTAGAGCAAAGATTAACATAGAAATAAACAACTGGCATAGTTACGACCAAACACTATTTAGATTGTATCTTACTGGCAACCATTCGATGCGAGATATAGCCAACGGAACGGATATTAGTTTACGTTCAATCTTTGAAGTAATAGGGGAATGTAAAGAAAAGATTAGAATTAATTGTGGAGACGATTATTTAGATTTAATTAATAACGATTTAGAATTGATATAATGGCACGAAAAAAAGCACAAGGATTAGGGGATACTATCGACCAAATCACAACAGCAACGGGAATAAAAGCACTTGTTAAATTTGTAGCAGGAACTGACTGCGGTTGCGAACAACGAAAGGAAGCGTTAAACAAACTATTCCCTTATTCAAAACCTAACTGTTTAAGCGAACAAGATTACAACTTTCTAAAGGAATTTTTTGAAGTTACAAGAGGTTCAGTTGTTCCAACAGTACAATACCGATTAAACCAAATTTACACAAGCACGTTCAACAAACACGCTGAATTTACAACTTGTGGTAGTTGCTTATTAGATAGGATTAGTGAACTAAAAAAAGTATTTAATAGTTATGTTCAAGAGAACATCGGCGGTCAACAAGATACTTAAAATGCAATCCCGTATTCGTGTTATTCAAGGAGGCACGAATGCAGGGAAAACATACGCAATAATTCCTATTTTAATCGATAGGGCAATCAAAGAACAACGAATTAAAATAACCGTTGTTGCAGAAACTTTGCCAGCAGTAAAAGAGGGAGCGTTAGATATTTTCAAAACAATAATGGTCGAAACAAGCCGTTGGATTGAGAATAACTGGAACGCTTCCGCTTTGATTTATACTTTTACTAACGGTTCACGAATGCAGTTTAAATCGTTCGATAGTGACGGTAAAGCAAAAGCAAGTGGTAAACGTGATATTCTATTTCTAAACGAAGCAAACCATATTCCTTTTATTATTGCAGATGCTTTAATGATTAGGAGCGCAGAAACCTATATTGACTTCAATCCTGATAACGAATTTTGGGTGCATTCTGAAATATTACCACAGCACAATGCAGAATTTTTACTACTTACTTACTTAGATAACGAAGGTATTTCAAAGGAAACGCTCGAAGATTTAATGATTAAAAAAGAGAAAGCTAAAACGTCAAATTATTGGGCTAATTGGTGGCGTGTTTACGGTGAAGGACAAATCGGAAACTTACAAGGCGTTGTATTCAGTAATTGGCAAACTATTGATACTATTCCAGACGAAGCAAGGTTATTAGGAATTGGATTAGACTTCGGATATACCAACGACCCGACTTCAGCGATTGCAGTTTACAAATGGAATGATAAACGAATTGTTAAAGAATTATTTTACCGTACTGGAATGGTTAACGGCGACATCGCAAATGCACTACCAAAAGATGCGGTTATTTATGCAGATTCAGCAGAACCGAAATCAATTGAAGAAATACGACGTAGAGGTTTACAAATTTACCCCGTAACGAAAGGCAAGGATTCAATCAACTACGGTATTGACGTAATGCAACAACAAGAATATTTAGTAACTTCAGACAGCACAAACCTAATTAAAGAACTTCGTGGGTATTGTTGGGACGTTGACAGAACTGGAAAAACAACAAATAAACCGCAAGGAAAAAACGACCACGCTATTGATGCGTGGCGTTACCACGAAATGGAATCTATAAGCACGAACAAAGGCGTTTACAACATTTATTAAACTTTATAGTTTATAAGGTATGAGACTTGAAATAAACATACCAACATCGATTGCAGAAATACCACTTAGCGCATATCAAAAATTCGTTAACGTTTCTCAAAATAGTGACGACGAAGATTTTTTAATGGAAACAATGGTGCAATGTTTTACGGGATTAGAATTGAAATCAATCGCTAAAATGCGAATGACCGATTTAACCGAATTAATAATTTCACTAACAAAAACTTTAGAAGCAGAAGGAACGTTTCAACAACGATTTAAAATTAAAGATTTGGAGTTTGGTTTTATTCCAAATTTAGAAGAGATTAGTTTTGGCGAATACGTGGATTTAGAGAAATACTTACAAGATGTTTCTACATTCCACAAAGCAATGGCGGTTATGTATCGACCAATTAAGGAAACTTTTAAAGACCGTTATACTATTCACGATTATAACGGAAGTGATGAATACAGCGACTTAATGAAGTTCGCACCGTTGCAAATTGTTAAAGGAGCGAATGTTTTTTTTTGGACTTTAGAAAAAGACTTATTGAAAGCTACCCTGACATTTTTGGAGACGGAGACAACGCAGGAAATGAAAACTCACTTAGCGAAAGAACTCAATTTGGAAAGCAATGGGGGTGGTATGGAAGCTTACACGTCCTCGCTCAAGGCGACATTACAAGATTCGATGAAATTACCAAATTGGGACTTAGAAAGTGCCTTACTTTTCTCACGTTTACGAAACAAAGCGATGACTTACAGCAACGAGAATTTAAACGCTTAACGAAATGAGTCAAGACGAAAGAGCAAAAGCACTTCAAAAGTTCGTTGATGGAGTTGTAAAACAAGCAAGAACGAATTTAACTAAGCGCAAAAAGAACGCTTCTAAGAAACTTTATAATTCAATTAAAGGCGAAAGTAAGGTTTATCCTAATTCTATTCGCATAGGCTTTCAAATGGAAGATTACGGGTTCTTTCAAGACCAAGGGGTTCGAGGTAAAGACCCAAGCAAAGTTTCAAAGAATGCAAAGATAAAAGGACAACAAGCACCCAATAGCCGTTTTAAATTTGGTTCTGGAAATTATGCAGGAAGTTGGCAAAGTTTTGTTACAAACATTGAAGTTTGGGCAAAGCGAAAAAATATAAGATTAAGAGACGAAGAAGGCAAATATAAGAAAGGTAATTATAGAACAATAGCGCAAATAATAGCAGGAAATATTTACAATCGTGGTATTAAGCCAACGATGTTTTTTAGTGATGCAATCGAAACTAAATTAAAGAAATTACCAACTGAATTAATTAACCCTTATGTATTAACCGTCAGTAATATTATTGACATAGCAATTAAAGAAAATGTACGCAAGAACGCCGTTTTTAGTTCAAGTAAGTGAGTCGGGGCAAACTGGTTCAAAGGTAGAATTGTTTATTAGTTTAACATCTACTTTTCCCGCAACTGCAACTTACACACTTGAAAAGAATAACCCAAGTGCAACGAATAACGTTACACGATACAACGTAACGCCTTTTGTTCGTGAATTTATTAGTAACACGTATCAAAATATTAGAACGTTAACAGTTCCTGCAACTTTAACGCCAAGTGGCGCGAGTGCATACGTTCAAGTTAAGCGATATAAAAACGTTTCAGGAACTTACACTTTATTAGATACAAGAACTTACCGCTCTTTTGACGGTTATCGTGCTTATGTTGATAGTGCCGTGCTTTCTATATTGCCGTGGAACAATGAAGTAACAACTTTTAACAGTGCGTTTCCTTTGTTTTCTTATCCAAGTGGAATGACATTTTATTATCCTCAAACAAGTGCGGCGAGCGTGCCAAGTGGATTGCTTTCTCCAGGTTATATTACAGCTTATATTGGAATTTCGGCGTATGTAAAATATACATCTTTAGCGAACACGGCACAAACACAAACAACAAATATAGACGCAGTAAACCAACGATATTGCGACATTCCTGTTATTTGGCAAAGCCCAAGTTTTCCAAACACAAATTATTATTTCGGTGGAAACTTATTAGAATTTTACTCTCCTACAAATGTATTATTACAGTCGTTTATTATTAAACCGTTAGCAGAATGTAGATACACACCCGTAACGATTGATTTCATAAATAAATCAGGCGGTTGGCAACGAGTATTTTTCTTTAAAGCATCAACGAATAAAATTACAACAACAAGCGAAGATTATAATTTCCTTACTGCCGTTCCAACGGTAAATCAATGGACTGTTTCAGACGGTCAAACAAGGCAAATGAATCGAAACGCTCGCAGAAAAATAACAGTTAACAGCGGTTCAGTTGATGAAAATTTTAAGTTTATCATTGAACAATTAATGTTATCTGAAAGAATAATGGTTAATAATTTACCTGCAAAAATATTAACAAACGATGCTGACTTATTTAAGATAGTTAACAAAAAAGATTTAAATTATACACTTGATTTTGAATTTGCTTATGACGAAGTTGCAACTGTTTATTGAGGGGGTTCAAGTTGATTTGTTCAAAGATGAAATTGTTACGGTTAATAGTTCCGTTGCAAACGTTCAAGATATTAGCAAAGTATTCAGCGACTTCTCACAATCGTTTTTAGTTCCTGCATCACCAAGAAACAACGCTATTTTCCAACATTGGTATGAAAGTGATGTTGTGCCAACTATCGACCAAAATTTAAGACGTGACGCTTTTATAGAAATTGAAACGATGCCGTTTAGAGTTGGTAAAATACAACTGAATGAAGCGGTAATTAAAGACGGTCAAGTTGTAAGTTATTCGTTAAATTTCTTCGGTGCGTTGACAAGTTTAAAAGATAGGTTTGGAGAATTACAATTAAAGGATTTAGATTATTCAAGTTTAAATTTCACTTACAACGGGCAAGCCGTTCAGAATAGACTTGAAGACGGAACAACAAGTTATAACGTTAGATTTCCTTTGATTTCGCCAAAACGTTTTTGGAATAATGTAGCTGGAAATGTAGATAATATTTTTGAAGCTACAAAAGGAATTAGTTATAGAGAATTGTTTCCTGCGGTTCGTGTTTCTAAAATATTTGATTTCATAGAAACTAAATTTGGAATTACCTTTAACAGTACATTTTTCAGTTCAACAAGATGGACGGATTTATATTTCAGAAATCAATTAGCGGAAACGTTTAATGTTTTATCAAATAAACATTTAGTTAGTTTTCCAAACGGTTCAGTTCCTGCGCCTCAAAGTTCGCAAATTTCTATAAATTCAACAACGAGCGTAATTACAATAAAAGAGGAATATAGAACCGAAGTTGAAATAATCAACCTTACAAGAAGTTCAGGTTCAGCAAAATTGTTTGTAGAAGTTTATCGAAATAATGTTTTATTTTCAACTACAACGGTTGAAACTGGAGTAACTGGTTTAACGATTTTCGCAACAGCACCAAGTGTAGCAATTAATGATTATCAAATTTATATATATTCAGATGAATCAATAACCGTTAATTTCGATTTAAGATTTACAGTATCTTATGAGGGAGGAGCACAATTTTTCGACAAAGCAATTGTAGACCCTATTACTTTAGTTGTTAACGATATTTCAGGTGCTTTCAGTAGCACGATTAAAATAGCGGATTTCTTTTCAGCAATATTGAAAACTTTTAACTTAGTTTGCGTTGGGGAAAATGAAACGACATTTACAATAGAGCCTTTACAAGATTGGTATAATTTAGGAACTGAAAAAGACATAACGAAATACGTTTTAAATTCAAGTGGAATAAAAAAATTACCACTTTACAAACAAATTTCTTTTGGATATAAAGAAAGCAAATCGTTTACAAATAAGAATTTTTTAAGTTTATTTAATCGTCAATACGGAAATTTAGATGCAAGTTTCTTTTACGATGGAAGTGAATTTAAAATTGATTTACCTTTTGAAAATAATCAATTTGTAGAAATCGCAAACACTAATTTATTTTGTTCTTATTGCTTAGATGAAAACAATAGTAGCTATATTCCAGAACCGATGCTACTTTATTTTAGTGGCGAAACAACTTCAGCTTTTAAATTCAAAAAAGAAAGTACCGAAGTAAACATAACAGATTACGCATTATTTAACAGCGTTAACACAACGGGTTTTTCACTTTGCTTTGGTAATGAATTTAACATCGTAACGCAAGAAACCGAGCCGAATAGCCTTTACCAAACTTATTATGCTAATCATTTAGGCAACCTTTACGACTTACAGCAACGGTTGTTCTCATTTACAGCTATGTTACCAACTGGCACACTTGCGAAATTAAAAATGAATGATAAAATTATTATTAAGGACAAACGATATTTGATTAACGATATTTCAAGCACGTTGAACAACGGCGAAGTTAAAATGAATTTAATTCGTGAATTGGTAACGATACAACCCAATTGCGAATGTATAAAAGTAACTTACACTTTAGTAGGTGGAAGCCCCGTTACAGTGGAGGTTCAAAATAGTGGAACAATTGACGGAAAACTTTATTATGAAATAGCAATTAGCGGACAAACTTATACGTTAAGATGGTCGTCAACTGTGGATACGTGGGGTTTTGATTATGGAGCAATGCTTAATTTAGATACAGAATGTCCTTTCGGTACTTACACAATTGAAGAGGGTTCAGGTTTACAAGCGTTTAAAGTTGAATCTTGTTATTAATAAAAATAAATTATGAGAATACAAAATATAATACAGCTACTAAAAGTTAGCGACCATTTTAAGCAGTCAAAGGAAATTGACATAGCAAAAGGATTGAACGAATTAAGTAGTTCAAGTAAAAAAATATTCAAACAAGAATTAAGAAAGCATTATGGAAAAAAAGGTTATTGAAATAGAAATTAAAGACAATTTTAAAAAAGTTGAAAAGGATTTAGACTCTTTAAATCAATCTTTAAAAGAAACAGCTGATACAACAAAAGATGTAAATAAAACATTTTCTGATGTATACGGCGAATTACAGCCGTTAACTTCTCGAATGGGTGAAGCCGAAGACATGCTTTATGAACTTGCAGCTGCAGGACAAACAGCTTCTCAAGAATATAAAGATTTATTAAAAACGGTTGCCGATTATAGAAAAATACAAATTGAAACTGACAAAGTAGTTGATGCAGCTGCCACTACAATGACACAAAAAATGTCAGGCGCACTCGGAGGTGTTACAAGTGGGTTTGCTGTCTATCAAGGAGCTTTGGGGCTTATTGGTGTTGAAAGCGAAGAAGTTGAACAAGCAATTTTACGCGTTCAAAGTGCAATGGCTTTGTCGGAAGGTTTGGAGGGTTTAAAAGATGCAGGAAAAGCGTTTAAACAGTTGGGAGCGGTTGTAAAATCAACAACTGTTTACACTACCCTTTACAACTTTGTTATGGGTGTTTCGAATAAAGAAACAGCGACAAACGTATTGGTAACCGAAGCAGATACAACAGCAAAAGTTGGTTTAACGGGTGCAACGGGTGGACTTGCAACGGTTACGGGTGGAGCAACAACAGCGATGAAGTTGTTTAGAATTGCTTTAATATCTACGGGAATCGGTGCAATAGTTGTTTTAATAGGTTTACTAATTGCAAATTTTGACAAAGTAACAGCGGTTGTTACAAAACTTTCAGGTTACGTAATTAAAGCGTATGACTATTTCGATAATTTAGGAACGGGAATAAAAGTTTTAATAGGTATATTTTTCCCTCTTATTGGTGTTATTTATGGAGCGATAAAAGCACTTGAATACTTCAATGTTATCGACACAAAAAACGAGCGTGATATGTCAGCAAGGCACGTCGCAAATATAAAACGTATTGACAAAGAACTTGCGAAACGTGAAGAACAACGCAAAGCACGTAAAAAAGCATACGACGAAGAAACGGGAAATATAGACCGCCAAATTAAGTTATTAGAAGCGCAAGGGAAATCAACGGAGGCATTAGAGAAATTACAGCTTAAACGTTCGTTAACAAATCAACGTGAACTAATCAAAGAAGCACGTTTGAACTTACAAATTTTAAGAGCAACGAATGTAGGTGGCATTAACGATGAAATGATTGAGGAAACGTTAACGGCTATCGCTGAAATGAAACAAGCAATTTTAAATACTGAAACGGATATACAAATTGCAAGAATTGAAACGGGTAAGGTAACTAAAAAAACTAACGAAGAAATTTACACAATTGACGATTCAGAAATGCAAAGACGTGAAGCGCAACGTAAAATGGACGCAGAAAATTTAGCTTTGTATTTAGGGGACACGTCAATGGCTGAAATTAAATCAGCAAAAGACGGAATACAATTATTATCAGACACACGAACAACTGAATTACAAATTGAAAAAGATACAGCAGATAAGAAAAGAAAATTAGATGAAGATGAAATAGCACGTAAAAAACTACTTAGAAACACACAACTACAATTAACTGCGGACGCTTTTGGAGCAATAGGTCAACTAATAGAATCGTTCAATGCTAAAGACGAAGCAACAGCACGTAAACAATTTAAAATAGCAAAAGCATTTAATCTTTCAAGTGCATTGGTTAATACAGCTTTAGCAGTAACTTCAGCTTTAGCTTTAAACCCAAAAGATAGTTTATTTCCAGGACAACGATTTGTTGAAGCAGGAATTGCAGGTGCTACGGGTTTAGCTTCGGTTGTTAAAATTGCAAGCACTCAATTTGGTGGTGGTGGCGGTGGTGGTGGTGTTGACGTTCCAAACCCTTCAAGTATTATCGCACCTAATCTTAACGTTGTAGGTAATACGGGAATAAACCAATTAGCGACATTACAACAACAACCCGTAAAAGCGTACGTTGTAAGTAACGACATAACGAGCGCACAACAGTTCGATATGAAAGTGCAACAAACGTCACAATTATAGTTTTATAGTTATGGAAGTTTACGAATTAGTAATTAAGGACGAAAAGAAAGATGGTGTTTTTGCTGTTTCACTTGTTGAAAAACCTGCAATGGAAGAAAATTTTATTGCACTTTCAAAAGACTTTGTTGAACTTAAAGCAATTGATGAAAAGCGGATTGTTTTAGGTGCGGCTTTAATTCCAAATAAGAAAATTTACCGTAAAGATAAAGATAAAGAGTTCGAAATATTCTTTTCCGAGGCAACGGTAAAACGTGCAAGTGAGTTGGTATTTATGCGAGGTCAACATCAAAACGCAACGGAGCAACACGCTGTTAAAGTTGACGGAATGACAATCGTAGAATCGTGGATTATTGAAGATGCCGAAATGGATAAATCTAAATTATACGGTTTCGATTTACCAAAAGGAACGTGGATGATTGCAATGAAAGTTGATAACGACGAAACGTGGAAAAAAGTAAAAGACGGCGAATTAAAAGGTTTCAGCATCGAGGGTTATTTTGCAGAACGTTACGAAATGTCAGCACGTGAGAAAGTAGCAGAATTGTTACGCAAAGAAATCAACTTAGAAACATACAACGACTACCCAGAACAAGCAACGGAAAATGCAAAGATAGCACTTCGTTGGGTTGAGGAAAACGGGTGGGGTGATTGTGGAACACCCGTAGGAAAAAAAAGAGCCAATATGTTGGCAAACGGACAAAACATAAGCCGTGAAACAATCGCACGGATGGCAAGTTTTGCACGTCACAAAGAAAATTCACAAAAGGAATTAGGGGACGGTTGCGGAAGATTGATGTGGCTTTGTTGGGGTGGCGATGCAGGTATTGAGTGGGCAAGTAGAAAATTAGAGCAAATTAGAAAGCAAGAACTTGAAGAGGGTCAAATCCATTATACTATTGACGGTAAAATTTGGGACGGAGAAACACATAAAGATAAAGACGGTCGTTTAATGACTGGTAAAGAACACACGGAAGAAAGCCAATATTTATATCACGCTTTAAATAAATAAAAAATAATAAAATGAAAACAAGTTTAGAAATTATCAACAAGCTATCTGAAAAAGAAGCGGTAAAGTTGGATAGTCAATTGGTTGAGTTAGGAATGATTCAAGACTTTGAAAATAAAATTGAATTATTTAAAAAAGAAAACGAACAAGTTGTTGATTTAATAAAAAAAGTTAGTGCATTTAAAAGTCAATTTAAAGCATTAGATAAAAAATTAATATCTGATTTTGATAAGCTGAAAAATGAGGGCGACAATATTTTTAAAAAATCAAAAGAATTAGGGTTGGAAAACGACCCAGCATTTAAGTTAAAAGCAAGCGTTTCAAGTATTTATGGCAATAATTGGGATATGGACGCAGTAAACTTTTTAAGAAAATAATATGCCAACAAGAACAACATCACCTAAAGGGGGAAAACGTGGTTGCTTATGCAAGGACGGTAAGTATCGCAAAGAGTGTTGTGAGGGCGAATTATCACAGCAAGGGATAGGGTCAACGGTAAGCGGTGGGACGCAAATTGTAATCAATCCGAGCCAAAATACAACGGTAATAATTCGCTAGAATGCAACAGAACAAAAGTAGAATAGTTTAATTAAAAAAAAGTCAAATGAATTATAAAGAAATTGTAAAAAAGATTTGTATCGCTTTGAATATCGAAGTGAAATTAGAGCAAATGAAATTAAACGACGGTGTTACTGTTATCGAAGCAGATAGCTTTGAAGCGAATAACGAAATTTTTGTAGTAACGGAAGACGACCAAAAAATACCTTTGCCAATTGGTGAATACGTTGTTGAAAACGGAATGCTTTTAGTTGTTACTCAAGAGGGTGTAATTGCAGAAATTAAAGAACAAGAAGCACCAGAAGAAGTTGAAGTAGCAGAAGAAGAAATGAAAAAAGACGAAGAAAAAATGATTGAAAAATCAGCGGTTAAGAAAACAGTTGAATCAATGGTTAAAGAAACGTTCTTTTCAGAATACGAAGCATTGAAATTAGAAAACGAAACATTGAAAACACAGTTAGCACAAATGGAAGAACCAAAAGCAATTGTTCACAATCCAGAGCCAACGGAAAAAGTAAAGGTAGAAGCACCTAAAAGCACAAGAGATTTAGTAATGAAATTTATAAACCAATAAGAAAATGAGTACAACTTATTTAGCAGTAACCAACGACGAAGAACGTCAGTTGGCAGTAGTTGAAGCCGTAACAGGCGCAACAACTTTAACCGCAGAGGATAGCGGAAAAGTATTAATATTAAAAGCAGCAGCAGGAGCACAAGTTACTTTGCCTGCAGTAGCAACATCAGCAGGTTTACGATTCAAGTTTATCGTAGGTTTAGCATTTGCAACTACTGATTGGACTGTAAAAGCACTTACTAACAAAATTGAGGGAAGCGTATTAGTTAACGGAGCGCACGTTGCAGGAGTTAACGAAAACACTATCTCTTTCGTAGCATCAGCAGAATCAATCGGTGACTTCGCAGAATTAGTTTGTGACGGAACAAATTGGTATGTGAACGGTTCAGGTGTTACAGCAGGAGCAATCACTTTAACAGCAGTTTAATTTAAAAAACATTTATAAAAAATGAGTACAACTACATCAATTACAACTACTTACGCTGGCGAGTTCGCAGGTAAGTACATCGCAGCGGCTTTATTGCCTGCGCCAACTTTGGCAAGTAATTTAATTACTATTATGCCAAACGTTAAGTTCAAGTCAGTAATGAAAAGACTTGCAACTGACAAACTTTTATCTAACGCATCTTGCGACTTTAACCCTGCAGGAACGATTACTTTAACAGAAAGAGTAATTCAACCTAAAGAATTACAAGTTAACCGTCAATTGTGTAAAACAACTTTCAGAAATGATTGGGACGCAATCGAAATGGGTTATTCAGCATTTGACGTAATGCCGAAATCATTTACTGATTTCTTATTAGCACAATACGCTGAAAAAGTTGCTTCGGAAAACGAAGTAAACATTTGGAGAGGTGTTGCATCTGTAAACGGAGAGTTTGACGGATTTACTACTTTGTTAGCTTTAGACCCTGCATTACCAACAGCACAAGAACTTGCATTAGTAGGTGGCGGTTTGTTATCAACTAACGTAATTGCAGAAATCGGAAAAGTTTTAGACGCTACTCCATTAGCAGTTTCAGCACGTGAAGATTTTCATATCTACGTATCTACAAACGTGTTTAGATTATACGTTCGTGCATTGGGTGGTTTCGCAACTAACTTAGGAGCAAATGGTATCGACGGTAAAGGTTCAATGTGGTTTAACGGTGGTGCAATTTTACCTTTCGAGGGTGTTAAATTAGCACACGCACCGGGTTTACCTGCATCTACAATGATTGCAACAACTAAAGAAAATTTAGTATTCGGAACTGGTTTACTTAACGATGCAAACGAGGTTAGACTTTTGGATATGGCAGATACTGACGGCTCACAAAACGTTAGAATCGTTATGAGAATGACTGCAGGTGTTCAATACGGAATCGTTGAGGACATCGTTACATACAACGTTACTAACTCAGTAAACTAAGAACCTATGTGCGACTTAGCTAACGGAAGACAAGAAGTTTGTAAGGACACAATCGGTGGATTAGAAGCTGTATATTTCATCAACTACGGGGATTTTAACCCCGAAGTTGATGTTACTTATGACGCAGGAAACCCTGATTTGATTAGTGCGATTGCAAACGTAACAGCTTGTTTCAGATTTCAATTAAAAGGAACTAATAGCTACCAAGAAACTATCACTTCAGATAGAAACAACGGCACTACGTTCTTTCAGCAAGAACTTACTATCACGCTTAAAAAACAAGATGCAAACAGCCAAAAAATAGTTAAACTATTAGCTTACGGCAGACCGCATATTATTGTTAGAGGGCGTGACAATACTTACAGAATCGCAGGACTTAAAAGAGGAATGGATTTAACTGCAGGTACTATTGGAATGGGAACGGAAGCAGGCGACTTGAACGGTTACACTTTGACATTTACGGGAATGGAAGCATTGCCAGCGAATTTCATTAATTGTTCAACGGAAGCAGGTTTATTAGTTGACTTAACGTCTTTAGCTTCTTTCACAACATCTTAGATTTGTTTTGATTGTCTCCATAGAAAGAGGGTTGCAGAAATGTAACCCTTTTTTTATGCAACAGAATTACACTTTAATAGTTTTAATAATATGAATGTTTTACAAGTAAGTGCATCAAGCCAAATATTGAAATGTGCGCCACGTAGCACAACGATAACAAGTGTTGTAGTAATCGACCAAGAAGCAGGAACAAGCGCAACAATTAACGCACCGACTATAATTGATTACGGTTATTACATCGGAGTTCAAGCGGTGTATTCGTTAAAAGCAGGGCGTTTTTATATCGTGCAATTATACAACCTTACTAATTTTTTAGGAAGCGAGCAGGTTTGGTGTTATAAAGCAGGTTTGCAAACTGACGAACATTCAAGTAATAATGATTTTGTAATGCTATGAATATAGACGTAATAAATTTGGCGCAATACGAAGCACCGCAAATAATAGAATCGAAGCAAAAAGGTTATGTAACTTTTGCAGAAAACAATAGTTACTTTCAATTTCTTATAGATCGTTATCGAAAAAGTGTAACGAATCAATCTATTATAAACAACGTTACCCGCTTAATGTATGGTAAAGGATTGGGAGTAATTGATGCGAGCCGTAAACCAAGCGAATACGCTCAAGTAATGGCTTTGTTTAATAAAGATTGTTTACGAAAACTTTGCTTTGATTTAAAGACATTAGGACAATGTGCAATTCAAGTACACTATAACGACAAACACGATAAAATACTAAAAGCGTTTCATATTGAAATGAATCTTTTAGCACCTGAAAAATGCGACGATGAAGGTAAAATTAACAATTGGTATTATTCAAATAATTGGGAAGACGTTAAGAAATTTCCGCCTAAGAAATTTGCAACATTTAAAAGTTCAAATGATAAAGTTGAAATATTAGTTATTCGACCTTATGCAATCGGAATGAAGTATTTTTCTTTGCCCGATTACGTTGCAGGAACGTCTTATGCGTTACTTGAAGAAGAAGTGAGCGGTTATCTTATTAACGAGGTTCAAAATGGTTTTAGTGGAACGAAAGTAGTAAATTTCAACAACGGGCAACCTGATATTGAAACGCAAAATTTGTTACAATCACAAATTAAAAACAAGCTAACTGGAAGTAAAGGACAAAGGGTAATTGTTGGATTTAACAACAATAAAGAAACAGCAACAACGGTAGACGATATTCCTTTAAACGATGCACCCGAACACTATCAATATCTATCAACTGAATGTGAGCGTAAAATTATGGTTTCGCATTCGATTACAAGCGGTTTGCTATTAGGGTTAGGAAGTGCAAACGGTTTCGGAAGCAATGCAGATGAATTAAAGAATGCGTTTGTATTGTTCGACAATATGGTTATTAGACCGTTACAGCAACTTTTGATTGATGGGTTAGAACAAATAACATCTTTTAACGGAAACACCGCTAAATTATTCTTTAAGACGTTACAACCTTTGGAGTTTACGGATTTGGAAAACGTGCAATCGAGCGAAGATAAACAAGAGGAAACGGGAACGGAATTAAGTAAAGTTAACACGGAATTAGAAGAAATTTTAGCACGTGTAGATAGTGAACAATTAGGAGACGGTTGGATAATGGTTGACGAAAGAGAAATTGAAGAAGATGATAGCGATTTGGATTTAGAATTGATTGAAGCAGAAAAGAACTTAGAACCTAAAACAACGATTTTAAGCGCACTTATTAACCTTATTCAAACTGGTAATGCAAGACCTGACTTAAAGAGTTCACAAGATAAAAAAGTTGGGGATTTAAAGTATTTTAAAGTGCGTTATAAATACACGGGAAATAAAAACCCTGAAAGAGCATTTTGTAAAGCAATGATGGCACGTGAAGAACGTTTATTTAGAAAAGAAGATATTGAAGAAATGAGCAGACGTTCTGTTAATCCAGGTTTTGGAGAATTTGGAGCAAACGTTTACGATATTTTTAAATTTAAAGGCGGTGCAAGATGCCACCATAAATTTGCAAGGGTAACGTTTATGTTAGATTTAAACGCTATTGAAGACGGTTATAAGAAAGTTGGAACACGTGAGGCAGAAGTAAAAGGTTATAAAGTTACAAACCCTTATCAAGTTTCTTTTTACCCTAATAACCTACCTTTAAAAGGTTTCAGCCCAAGAAATAAAAACCTACCAAAAGACGTACAATAATGGCAGAAGCACTAATTATAACAAGGGACGACGTGGTGAAATTCACGTCTTTAAACGGCAACGTTGACCCTGATAAATTTATTCAATATATTAAAATTGCTCAAGATATTCACGTTCAAAAATATTTAGGGACGGATTTATTGGAGCGTATAAAATCAAATATTATAACAAACACTTTAGCGGGTAATTATTTGACTTTAGTAAATACATATATTAAACCTATGCTTATTCATTGGGCGATGGTGGAGTATTTACCGTATTCAGCATACACAATTGGAAACAAAGGTGTTTATAAACACAACGCAGAACAAAGCGAGAATATAGACCGTTTAGAACTATCTTTACTTATAGACAAACAAACGCAAACGGCTAATCATTACAGCAGTAGATTTGTTGATTATATGTGTTTTAATCAAGCGTTATTCCCTGAATACAACAGCAACAGTAACGGTGACATTTATCCAAGTTCAGACACTAATTTTACAAATTGGGTTTTATGAAAAAGCGGTCAAAAAAAAACATTGAAAAATTAATGGTTTTCCTTCAACAAATTGAACAAGAAAAACCAAAGGAAAAGAAATGAGTTACTTCAAAATACTTGATACACTTCGAGCGCAGTTACAAGCGACTAACCTAATTGCCACAATTACTGACGGGCAAATTAGTGACATTGATTTAGCTAAACAAACGATTTTCCCTTTAGCGCATATTATCATCAATTCAGCAAGTATCGAAGGTAAAATGCAACGCTTTAATATTACCGTTTTAGCGATGGATATTTTAGATAGTAAGGAAAAATACGACCTTGAACCGTCTATAATGAATGCAATGTTACAAGCACTTAATCGAGTTCACGACATAATGAAACGAGGGGATTTAAACCCTGATTATGTAATGATGGACGGAGATGCAACATTAGAACCGTTTACAGATAGATTTGAGAATAAGTTAGCAGGTTGGGCGATGACGTTCGATGTTATAATGGTTTCCGATATGACTATTTGCGACACTGGTTTTGTTAGCGGTTGCCCAAATGTAACGGTAACGGACGGCGCAAGTTCGGTACAAGTTTTAGCGGGTGGAACTTACACTTGTTCGGGTGCGAGCGTTGTTGTAAGCAATTCAAACGATAGTTATTTAGTAACAACAAGCACAAATTTAGAACTACCGAACACAACAGTAAACGTTTATGTTGACGGCATATTAAACCAAACGGGAAGTATTGTAACTTTAGACCCTAATTCAGTAATAAATATCACAGTATGAGTTTAGACATAAATTTAACAAACGTACAATCAAAAGCCGTTGTAGTTTCAACTAATCAAATAGCAGTAAACGATGCAAGTTATACCGTAGTAGCAAATAGCATATTTACAGACCCAACGCCCGTTGAGGGAAAAGGTTATCGAGTATTCGTGAGAAATGGAACGGCAACTATTAATTCAGTTGGTTATACCGTTGGAACAAGTATTTTTAGAGTGTTTCATTCGGGATCGTGGATTTCTTATGTTTCGTTACCTGATTCTAATTTTGTACCAACAACAAGAACAATCAACGGTTACGATTTAAGCGCAAACAGAACGTTATCAGCGAGTGATGTGGGTGCAGTTGCTACAAATTCAGCTATTACGGGTGCAACGAAAACAAAAATTACATTCGATGCAAAAGGGTTAATTACAAGTGGCGCAGATGCAACAACAGCAGACATTGCAGATTCAAGTAATAAGCGTTATGTAACTGATGCAAATTTAACTGTAATTGGAAACACAAGTGGAACGAATACGGGTGACCAAACGTTCTTTAATCCAAGAGTTCAAACAGTAAGTTCAAGTGCAACAGTTACAGCAGTTAGCACAAATGATATAGTAACAATTACAGCACAAGCTGAGGGTTTAACGTTAGCAAATCCAACGGGTACATTTTCAGAAGGTCAAAGTTTAATATTTAGAATTAAAGACAATGCAACGGCAAGAACAATTACTTACGGTGCTAATTTTAGAGCGATAGGAGTTACCGCACCCACTACAACGGTTATAAGCAAAACAACTTACATAGGTTGCATTTACAATTCAACTGATACTAAATTTGATATAATTGGAGTATGTACAGAAGCTTAATTTCTTTAATGCCTAAAAGTAGCTTTGACCCTGATGCACAAGCGTTTATTACAGCGGCTGCAATAACTGATAACACCCAACAAAATGCTATTAACACTTTGGTACTTGCATTGAAAGGATATTCTATTTGGACAAAGTTCAAGGCTATCTACCCAATTGTAGGTGGCACAGCATCACAGCATAAATTCAACCTTAAAGACCCAAGAGATTTAAACGCTGCATTCAGGTTAACTTATGCTACTGGTGTGAATCACTCAGCTACTGGAATGATAGGTAATGGTACTACTGGACTTGCTAACACACAACTACAGCCATCAGGTAACTTAACACAAAATAGTACTCATTACTCATTTTACTCAAGAACAAATACAAATACAACTACTATTGAAATGGGAGTTGGACAATTTAACAATATTCTTGAGATTAGAACTGCTGGTATCACTTATCATAGAGTCAATGGTAGTGCTTTGGCACAACATGCTGATGCAAATTCTTTAGGGTTTTACACTGGTAACAGAACAGCGTCAACAGTTATCAATGCGTGGAAAAATGGAGTAAAAATAGTAACGGGTGCAACAACTGCATCCTCAGCACCAACTACTGGTAATATTTTCATCTTAGCCTTAAACACTGGTGCTGGTATTGGTGGTAATTATTCAACTAAAGAATGTGCTTTTGCATCTATAGGTGATGGTCTTACAGATGTAGAGGCTGCTAACTTATATACAGCAGTTCAAGCATATCAAACAAGTTTAAGCAGAAACGTATGATAGAAGGTAGAATAGTAACAAACGAACAAGCGGAAAACCTACAAAATGTATTTTTTGATAGCGATACTTTCTTTAACTTTGTGCAGGATATAAATAACGTTTATTTCTTATTTTTGAGTAGTTCAGATGAAATTGATATTTCTGTAACTGAATACGCATACTTGCTAGAAATACCTTTGAGCGAATACGTAGCACCAATAACACCAATTAACAATGATTAAGGACGGATTAGAATTACTACAAAAATACGGTGCTAAAAATTTCTTTTTTATTGGAGCAATTGTTTACTTGTATTTAGCGACTTTAAAAAACGAAGCTAAAATAGAAAAGATTGAAGCGAAATTATACGATTGTTACGAAGATAGGGTTTTGATTCAACGCCACGTAAATAATACTTTTGAAATACCAAAACGATTAATCGCAATTTTACCTAATGAAAAAAATAATTCTCGATACACTCGCTCCCAACGGAAAGTTTGAGCAGAAGCGATTAGCGTCGTTTACAGCGTTCTGGGTGGCGGTTGGAGTTGCTTTGTGTGGATTTCATTACGAAATCGTTTTAATGTTCTTAGGTTACAGCGCAACAGCAATAGGAATAAATGTTTGGAATAAGAAAATAGATAAATAATAATAACTATATTTGTTTTCCATATTGTGTTTTTAAGGTTAATTAAGTCGTTTGTTTATTCAGACGGCTTTTTTTTATGCTTGATTTTCAACAAGTTATAAAATAAATTAAAAATAAATTAAAAAA